AAGGTGCGGTGCAGCAAGACCACGCCATTATCCCGCTGATCGAGGCTCGCATGAACGATGCGACCAACGTCATGATGGATGCGATGGCGACGGCGCTGTACACCAACACGACCAACACGCAGCAGTTTACTGGTCTGCCAGCGGCGGTTGATGATGGTACAGGCACTGCGACCTACGGCAACATCAATCGCTCGACCTACACGTGGTGGAAGTCGAAGCAGTATGCGGCTGGTTCGGTGAACCCGACCCGTCAGAACGTCCTCCAGTACATTTCCGGCACGGTGAAGAACGGCGCTGAAGTGCCGACCTTTGGCGTGTGCGGCTTTGGTACTTGGACCCTGCTTGCGCAGGATTATGTTGGCCAGGAACAGTACGTCATTACCCCGGGTTCGGGCTTTGATGGCGATGCCAATGGCCCGCAGTCCGGCTTCCGCGCCCTGATGGTCGCTGGTGTGCCGATCTACCCCGATCCGTACTGCCCCGAAGGCACGGTGTACTTCCTGAACACCAACTACCTGTCGCTGTATATTCACGACCAGGGTTCGTTTGTGTTCACGGGCTTCGAGTCCACCTTGCCCAACTGGCAGATTGGTTATGTTGGTGCCGTGCTCATGATTGCGGAATTGGTGAATACCAAGCCCAAAGCCATGACTAAGGTCACCGGCTACAACAGCCTGACGATTTAAGGAGGATTGACCTATGGCTCTCGGCCTTAACAAAATCCTCGTTGCGAACACCTCGGCCAATACGTCCGGTGGTTATCTTCAGCCGGTCAGCGTTGCAAACGTCGGGGCGGGTAACGCCACTGCGATGTCCAACGCGCAGTTTATCCCGGCTGGTACCTACCTGATGCTGCCGGCGGCGAACGTGACGATTGAAGTCAATAACTACACGGGCACCGCAAATAGCTGGTCCACTCTTCTCGCCAACAACACTGGCGGGGTGCTGATTTCTGATGGGTTTAACGTGCGCGCTAACGCGGTCACGGGCACTCAGACGGTCACGCTCCTCACTGTGAACGGCGGGCAGGCGGCTTCCGGCACCTACAACTCGTAAGGAGTAGTAGGCATGGCAAACGCCAACAGAGTTGGGTCAGAAACTGCGGTTGACTTTGACCGTTATGTCATTGGTCAAGTGCAGGGCGTGTCGGTGTCTGCCACGGGTAATGCCGTGGCGACTATCCCGATCATGTCTGGTGGTCTGACCTCAAATACGGGTTGTTATATTGTTCGCGCCGTTACGGTAATGAACGCTAACAAGTCCATCAATACGGCGAATGTTATTGTCCTCACATCAAGTGATGGCAACAACTCCAACAACATATCCAACGCAACTGTTTTGTCCAACGTGACGGCTGCTACAACAAAGTGGCAGGATTTGACGTTGAGCACAGCAACTGCAACGGATGCGTTTACGGCGCCTGCGTTGTTCGTAAAGGTCAATACTGCCGTTTCCGGTGGTACTTGCGACATTCGCGTTGTTGGATTTTTGGTGAACGCATGACCGATACCGTCTATGTGACCAACGAAGGCGCTATGTCTCTCACCGATGGGTGGGATGGTATTGCGTATGTTTTTGAACCAGGGAAAACGGTCCAAATACCGCTTTTTGTGGCTGGTCACATATTCGGGTATAATGTCGAGGATAAAACACCGCATGTGATTAGGCTTGGTTGGGCAAAAACCACCAATGACATCCCTAAGGCGATGGCGTGGTTGGAGAATTTTGTCATTACAACCGAGCCTCCCACGGTTCGTCGCTCTGTGTCCCCGGAAGCGACGGACTCCGCACAACCTCCTCCGGCGCCGCAACCGCGTCGGGGGAGGGGAGTGGAAGCATCAGCTACTATTCAATGAGGTGCGTGAATGGCTGTTACATTAGCGCAGTACATCACGCAGTGCCGGCGGTTACTGCATGACGCAAACGCTAATTTCTGGTCGGATCAGGAATTAACGGATTACATCAACGACGCGCGTAACAAGCTGGTGCGTGATACCGGGTGTTTGCGCACGATCCAGACTAGCGCCACGGTAACCAATCAAGAGACATACACGTTTGCATCACTGCCGCAGGGTGATCAAACGATGGATATTATCAACCTTAATCTCTATTGGGGTAGCACGCGCATTCCGCTCCGGTATTTGCCGTGGACGGACTTCAATGCGCAGTTGCGTTATTGGCAGAATTACTATGGTCGCCCTGTTGCTTACAGCATGTACGGGCCGCAGACTTTTTATCTCGGCCCTGTGCCGGATGAAGTTTACACGATGGAATTAGACACGGTGATTGAGCCGACGGCGTTGGTAAACGCTACGGACACCGATACCATTCCTGATATTTGGACTTCGCCTGTTGCGTTTTATGCGTGTTATACGGCCAAGTTCAAAGAGCAGTCGTATGGCGAGGCGGAGATTTTCAATCAGCAATACATGAAGAAGGTGCAGAGCGTGCTTGTTGGCACGATGACGCGCCGGATGCCGACCCCGTATAGTCAGGCGTACTAATTATGAGCGAGTCATATAAATCCACATTTGGGTTTGATGACCCTCCAACGGATGACGTACAAAGTCAGTCCAATTCTACTGAGGTGTTTGATCAACCAGCCTCGACACCGAGTGCAGGGTTTGATTTAGACACTGAAATGTTGCGGTTAATGCAACTACAGAAAGGCCGCGCCCCTGAAGAGGCTTTTACTGTTCCTGTTGGCGGTGGTCCTGTTAGTGGTCAATTTACTGCGGTGGAGCGGCCCTATGCCCCAGGGGAAGACAACTTATATAGACTGATGTTAGGTGTTGGCGCTCCGTTAGACGAAAATTTTCGGTTAGGCGCTCAGTTAATGGCGCAACAAGACCCTTCGCGCGCTGGCAGCACAGTTGTTCGTCCTGCGCTCAATTTGGGTTATGGGCCTCTTAGCTTGAACGCGGGTTATCAAGGGGTTGCAACCCCGGACGCTCAAGGCGCCATGCAATTTGCCCCGACTTATGGATTGAATTTGAATTTGCCGGTTGCTGGCGGGCAATTTTCTGGCGGCATCAGTAAAACGGGTGGACAGCCCGACCCTTATCTATATGCCGCTTATCAACGCGCAGTGCCTTTTCTTGGTGGCGACCTGGGATTTGAGTTATCCTCTGCGGACCGACTGAGAAATTTAGCGGCTCTTTTGTCATATAAGCGGGTGTTCTGATGGCGTCGCCGGAGCAGCGCAAACAGTATCATATCTCCAAGAATTTTAAGGGGATAAATACTCAAGCTAACCGCACGGCTATTGATTCGGACGAGTTCGCTTGGCTTGAGAACGCACAGCCTATCGGTTACGGCAACGTCAAAACTGTGCCGGCTCAAACTACCGTCCAGGTGTCCAGCGCAAACTTGGTGTGGAGTGGTACTGTTGAGTCGTTGTACGACGCCAATGTGAACAACAAAGAGTACATCTTTGCGTTTTTCACTAATGGCGGGGCGGAGGCTTACAACGCAACCGACGGGACTAAGGTCACGGTTGCCAACTCGGGCAAGTTTTCTGCGGCTGGCGTGCGTATTGCGCAGTGGAAGAATGAGCGCATCCTGATTATTGACCCGTCCAAGGGACTGTTCAACTGGGATGGCACAAACGTAGTTAGCATTGGCTCGGTGTCGGACTATGGCATGACCGATGTGGGGTCTGGTTATACCTCAACGCCCTCGGTGTCTTTTAGTGCGCCCAACGAAACGGGCGGGGTGCAGGCAACCGGGTCTGCGGTGGTGCTGGCCAATACCGTTGTCGGCATCAACATCACTGAAACGGGTTCTGGTTACACCTCTCCGCCTACTATTACGATCAGCGGCGGTGGTGGCGCTAACGCTGCGGCCATTGCGTCCAGCCTGACCTTTGCGACGGGCACCGTGAGTTGCATCGTGAAAAGCGGTGGCACTGGGTACACCAGTTCGTTCGCGGTGACGTTCTCGGGTGGCGGCGGGGCCAACGCGGCGGGCACGGCGATTGTGTCGGGCGGTTCCGTGACTAAGGTCATCATGACCAATAACGGCTCGGGCTACACCTCGGCGCCCACGGCCAACGTGTCGGCTGGCGCGGGTTCTGGGGCGATTGTCGAGGCAGTGGTTACGACTAACGCCAACACAGACGTTGCGACCTTTAGCGGGCGCACTTGGGTGTCTCAAGGCCGCACGGTCTTTTACTCGGCGGCGGACAGTTACACGGACTTTGCCTCGGTTAGCGCCGGCAATATTCTGATTACCGACTCGACGCTGCACACGAACATTGTGGCGCTGCTATCAGCAAACAACTTTCTGTACGTGTTTGGTGCGGATAGCATCAACGTGTTCTCGGATGTGCGCGTTGGGCAGGACGGGGTGACGGTCTTTACCAACACCAACGTGTCGGCGTCGGTAGGTACGAGTTTCAAAAAAGGCTTGTACGCCTACTTCCGATCCGTGGTTTTTATGAACGAGTACGGGATTTATGCCCTCGTTGGCTCCACAACCAGTAAGTTGTCGGACGCTCTAGATGGCATTTTCCCGCTTATTGATTTTACGCAGCCTGTTTCCGGTGGTCAGGTGCTTATCAACAACATCTTGTGCGCGTGTTGGTCATTTACATATAATGATCCAGTAGCGGGTGCGCGGCCTGTGCAGGCGGTGTTTTTCAACAAGCGTTGGTTTATGACCAGCCAAGGCACGTTGACCAACATTACTGGTGCCCAAGTGGGCGGCGTCACCACCATTTACGGCACGGGCGGCACAAACCTTATTAAGTTGTATGCAAACACGGCGGCTGGTGTGAATGTAACATTCAGGAGCGCCCTATGGCCCTTGGGTGACCCCATCAGGGACAAGCAAGCGTTGAAGTTTGGGGTTGAGGCGACGGTAAACACGCCTTCTACCCTTTCGTTGACGGTTGATAGCGAATATCAATCAAGTCCGCCTTATACATTGATTAACAACATATCTTGGTACAACAATTCAGGATACGTTATCCCCTGGACCAATAATTCTAGCGCAACAATTGGTTGGATTATTGGGGGGTATCAGTTGTATAAGTCAGATGCTCAACAGTATGGAAAATACCTAGGTTTCACAATTACCAGTACGGATGTGAACATGGTTTTGCACACGTTGGAGTTGGAACACGAAATGAGAGCGAGGTTCTAAGATGCCTGTACCCAATACGTTTGCGAACGCAACGACAGCCATTCCGCTATCGCAGTTGGACAACAACTTTGCGACGGCCATTACGCTTGGAAACACGGCGATTCAGCTTGGGAACACGGTCACCACGCTGAACAACATGACGCTTGCTAACGTCACCATTAGCAGTGTGTCCACGCCTATCACGGCGGCACAGGGCGGAACGGGCGCAACATCTCTGACGGCAGAAAACGTAGTGCTCGGCAATGGGACCAATGCGGTTAAGTTTGTTGCGCCTGGAACAAATGGCAATGTGCTTTCCAGCAATGGCACAAGTTGGGTTAGTCAGGCTCCGGCAGCGGCTACAGGCAATGTTACCATTGGCAATACAACGATCAACATTGGTGGCACTGCGACAACGGTGGGTAACCTCACGCTCACTAATGCAACGCTTAGTAGTCTTTCTACACCTGTCACTGTTGCTCAAGGCGGTACAGGCGCGACTTCTTTAACTGCCAACAATGTAATTCTTGGTAATGGCACTAACGCAGTGCAATTTGTTGCGCCAGGAACAAACGGCAATGTTTTATCTAGCAATGGTACTGCTTGGGTTAGCACTGCCGCTGCTGGTGGCGCTGGCTCTATGATTTATCTTTCAACTGTCACTGCCGCCAATAGTGCAACCGTTAGTGTTGAAACTACGTTCGATAGTACATACGATGTGTATGCAATTATTGCTGTGGACGTCAGGCTTGAAAATACGACATCACTTAATGTGCGATTGAAAAGTGGGGGAACATATCAAACATCAAGTTATAACGGTACTTATGCTTATACAGACTCAGCCAGCTCTAGCTTAGTTTGGGCCGCAGGCAGCGGTAGTTTTATAACAATATCAAATGCTAATGCAGCCAACGTAAACTCGGGGCAAAGTTTTGAAGTTAAAGTTTACAATCCATCAGGTACAAATTTTAAAAAAGGCATTTCAGCGACGGGTTTTCAAACTTCAAATCAATCGGCAAACGCTGCTGGTACTATTGCTGCCGGAGGAACCTATGGGAATAGCACTGCCGCAGTAACGGGCGTGCGATTTCTGGCTGCTACTGGAAATATAGTGTCTGGCACTTTCCGTCTTTATGGCATTAAAAATAGTTAAGGAGCTAGAGGACATGCCTCGTCATCACATGACTGCTGAAGGTCCCATTCCCTTCACTCCTGAAGAAGAAGCGCGGCGCGACGCTGAAGACGCTGCCTGGGCTGCTGGCGAAAATGATCGTCTTGCAGCGGAAGCTAGGAAAAAAAGAAATGCTCTGCTCACGAGCAGTGATTGGGTTGTTACAAAAGCCGCCGAATCTAGTGCGCCATTAGATTTTGAGTGGGCATCATATCGGCAAGCCTTGCGCGACGTTCCACAGCAATCTGGCTTTCCCGCGAACATTGATTGGCCTGTAGCCCCTGGCGGTGCCTAATGCAGACAGATACGCCAGAGCACGCCAAAGCCGTTGTTGATGCCATAAGTATTGCCACCGTGGTTGGTACTCTTGCGCAGATTTTGCCTGCAATGGCTGCATTATTCAGTATAGTGTGGTCTGTCATCCGTATCTGGGAAACACAGACGGTTAAGCGTTTGATACGAAAGTGGCGGTCTAAGTCGGCCAAGAAAGGAAGCTAAGATGGGCATTAACGCCTTCACGAAGATGGGCAACACGGTGACCTTCACCGCTAATACAACCGCGCCCTCTCCGGTGCAGGCGGCGTCCACCAGCCTTGGCGGCAACCAATACCGCATTATTAACAACGGCACGGTTACGGTGTTCCTGGGGTACGGGTCAACGGCGGCGGAGGCGAGCAACAATGCGGTGGTCGTTACCTCCTCGCAGGCTTCATTTCCCCTACTTCCTGGCACCGACGAAATCCTTACCTTTGTGCCCAATGCCTACTTCACTGGCATTACGGGCGCGAACACGGCGGTTATCTACATCACCCCAGGCGACGGACTGTGAACCATGCTGAAGGTCGCAAATACATTAGGTGGCGGAGGCGGTAACGGAACAGTTACCAATGTTGCGACGGGCACAGGTTTAACCGGCGGTCCGATTACGACGACTGGCACCATTAGCCTTGCCAACACCGCTGTAAGTGCCGGCACCTATGGTAATGCGACGAATGTTGCCCAGATTACGGTGGACGCGCAGGGGCGCATTACTAGCGCGAGCAATGTTTCCATCAGCATTGGAAATACGACTGTCGCGGCTGGCAGCTACGGTAGCGCCAACACTGTTGCAACCTTTACAGTGGATGCGCAGGGGCGGTTAACGGCGGCTGCAAACGCCAGCATCAGCATTGCTAATGCTAATCTTGCTAACAGCACTATTGGCTTGGGAAACGCGACCCTTACCCTTGGTTCTACCACGACGAATGTGGGCAACCTTACTCTGTC